TCATCAAAAACTTGTTCAATTTGCGGCAATGTAAACCGTCAATTGAAATTAGAAAATAGAGAATGGAAATGTGTCAAGTGTAATGTGCAACACGATAGGGATATCAATGCTGCAAACAATATACTTGATTTTGCATTTCCCAATATGTACTTTAAAAAGGGCAGGAACTGTCCTATTGAAGCCCCTATGGCTTTAGCCTAGGGGTAGTTCACTGTAAAACTCTTGTTTTTTCATGTCCGACTATCACAGTTGGATCAACAAGAATTTTGTATCCCTTACGAGTTGCTTCTCTGCAAAATGCAACATCTTCCATTGTAAAGTCTTTTGCGTTTCCAACTTGAACAAATTCCGGTCTGAACCAAGGATATTCCATGCTTTCAAACACTCCTTTTTTTATCAACATAAATCCAAAACCTGTATAATGAACTGGGAACGGTTCTATTTTATTTTGAAGATCATTTGGTAGTAAGAACTTAAAATAACCATTTCTACAAAGAAATTCTCATCCCAGTTTTCAACTGTAGCGAATTGTTGTCCATCATCCATAAAGTATAAACCACTTACAATGTCTGCTTGATGACTAAGCAATTTGTCAAATTGTTCTACGGTGAATATGATATCTGAATCAATCCACAACATATAATCATAATCTAATTGTTTGTTGTATGGTTTTTGGTTTGGTCCGAGTAGTACATTTCCACCCAAACACATGTTTCTGACATAGTATATGTTACAACTATAATTTTGTTGTAAATTGATTTGATATCCACGAGCGGTACATGTTGCAATCAAGTTTGACCACGATTGTAAAAAATTGCCACTATAACTACGACCTGGAAGACAAAATACGATTTTCATTTTTTTATGATATCATAAAAAAATTAGTAGTCAATTATAAATAATATTTTTCTCAAACAGATTATATATATATGATGTTACAGAAAGGATTATTACATATGGAAAAACAAATTAGTGAATACACAGTTATAGAATTAAAATCGTTGGTTTATGATGAATTATCAAAAATTGAAGTGTGTCAATCCAACATTCGGGTTATCAATCAAGAATTACAAAAAAGATTTAATCCCGCATCATTTGAAGCTCAAAAACAAGCAGATCAGATTGTTTCATCAGTTGCTTCTGAATTAGAATCCGTTAAACAATAATGATATGTCTGAACCAATTAAATTAAAAAGTGAAGAGCTTGAATCTTTAAAGAAGATTCAAGCTAAGTATCAGGATAAAGTATTTCAATTTGGTCAGTTTTATTTAGAGCGTTTAGCTCTGGATGAAAAGATTAAGCAACTTGCTGATCTTGAAACTAAGACTAGAGAAGAATATATATCTATTCAAAAAGAAGAGCAGGATTGGATTAACAAAATTGCTGAAACTTATGGAGATGGCAATCTTTCATTAGCAGATGGTACATTTGTACCTGCTAATAAATAAACTGAAGTTTTTTATTTAACGCAGCTGCAGCAATATTTATGCTAGCAGCTGCTTTTTTTATTTATTTAGCTTTAAGTTACTTTTACTTAAGCATTTAATATTTAAGTAATAACAACGGAGTTAACTTAACTACTATGCAGCTATATTAGCGTAATTATAATAGTTTGTCAAGTTAATATAGTAACTAATATTTATTATATATGATAAAATTGAAAGACTTAATAAAAGAAGTGTCGGATGCAAATCTTTTAGAAGAACAACAAATAATTACTGTATACTTTGATTTGGATGGCGTTTTATGTGATTTTGAGAAACAATTTCTTAATTCTACTAATGAAGATCCTAGAACTTTTGAAAAAAAGAATGGAACAGTTAAATTCTGGGAAATCATAACAAATCAAGGATCACATTTCTGGAAAGGTATGGATCCAATGCCAGACTTCAATATATTAAAGAAGTATATCACAGAATTATCAAAGAATCCAAATATAAAAATACAAATTCTTACCAGCACCAGCGCAGACCAAATTCGTCAAAATTTTAAACAAGATGCAGAAAAGAGAATATCTGAAATAGAATCTGGTAAGAAGGATTGGTTATCTAAATACTTGCCTGGCTATGTTATAAATTATGCTGTTTCTGGCACCGATAAGGCCAGATTCGCTACCAAATCAAGCATATTAATAGACGATCTTTATAAGAACGTAGAATCATTCATTGCCGCAGGCGGAGAAGGTATTGTATTCAGAGATGCAAATCAAACCATCAAAGAACTCAATTCAACACTGGGAACTATCAAGGAAACATGCGGATATAGCTGGTCAAATCTATGAAATTTCAAATATATAACACAAATCTAAACCCAGATGTATGGGACGGAATGATTCTAAAAAAGGACATCCGACAAAAACTCACAGAAATAGCTAATGATTTTTATAAACAAACCGAATTAGTCGCTCCTGTCAGAGACATTCTTTTGGTTGGTAGTCTCGCTAATTATAATTGGTCAAAAAATAGTGATTTTGACGTTCATTCAGTAATAGATTTTAAAAACGTAGATCCAAACATTGAATTGGTGGAAAAGTATGTATCCACATTAAAATCAGATTGGAATAATAAACACGATATTCACTTATACGGATATAACGTTGAGGTATACATTCAAGACATAACAAAAACAAATAGATCAAGTGGAGTATATTCATTGATGCGAGGCGATTGGATATCTAAACCAAAACATGAAAATTTTCAAATAGACCTGCAATTGATTCAATTAAAATACAATGACATTCTTTCAAAAATTAACGGAGCCATTAAAGAAAATAATGCCGAACGACTAAAACAAGTATTAAAGGATGCATACGATCTACGACAACAAGGTCTAGACCGCACAGGCGAATTAAGTAACGAAAACTTAGTATTCAAATTACTTCGCAATAGAGGACACCTAGACAGATTACGAAACGCCACAGTCAAAATATACGATATACAAAAATCTTTAAAAGAATCACAAATTTTTAATCAAAACAAAAAATAATCAATATTTATACAATATAACCTAAAAGGAAATTAAAATATGGCTGATTTACTAAACAGTTCCGAGATATTCTACACAAATTTTGAACCGCAAGTCAAAAATCGCTTCGTGCTATACGCCGACGGCATTCCAAGCTTTCTGGTCAGAAAATGTAAACTTCCAACCGTAAAAAGTGAAAAGAAAGTTCTACAACACATCAACCTAGAACGATACTACAAAGGTCGCACCACCTGGGAAGATATCACAATGGAACTATATAACCCAATCGTTCCAAATGGTGCCCAAGCAGTCATGGAGTGGGTACGTTTGTCACATGAGTCAGTTACTGGTCGCTCTGGGTATAGCGACTTCTACAAAAAGGATCTCACTCTCAATATCCTCGGACCAGTCGGAGATAAAGTGAGTGAATGGACCTTAAAAGGAGCCTTTATTACTAGTGCCGATTTCGGTGAAGGTGATTACACTGATACCGGTGAACCACTCACAATTGCCCTCACCGTCAGCATCGACTACGCGATTTTGCAATATTAATTACATCTATATATTTCCTTCAAATCCTCTTTATTTAAATGATAAAGAGGATTTTTTATTGACTTTTTTACCAAATGGATTATACTTATATATGAAAGTATACAAGATGACCAACGAAGAAGTATTAAAATTAATCAATGATAAGCCTGATGTGTATGTTCAAATAATCAAGGCACGTCACAAGTTGTTTTACGAAACAATTAACGCCCAATACAATGCAAGCACTTTTGGTGAGAAATTGTACCAACACATGTACGGTGTAATAAAATGTAAACAGTGCAATAAAGAAACTAAATTCAAGTCATTCCTAGTGGGGTATGCGGAGTATTGTAGTAAAAAGTGCAGTAATCGTGGTACTGCAAATCAGAGGTCACATACGATGATTGAGAAAAACAAACAAACTCGTCATCAATATTATGAGACCAAAAAATGTTTGGTGTGTAGCAACGAATTTGAATCGTTAATCTTCAGAAAACAAAAATGTTGTGATGCCAAGTGTAGTGGTGTGTATGTTGCAAATCAACCTGATCGAATTGATAAAATAAAGCAAACCAAGTTTAAAACGTATGGTAATTCGGTGTATGTCAATTCTGACAAAGCTAAACAGACATGTTTGGAGAAATATGGGGTTGATAATGCGTCAAAGTCTGACGATGTAATTGAAAAAATAAAAAAAATAAATCAAGAAAAATATGGTGTGGATTGGTTTTTTCAAAGTGATGAATTTATAGATAAAAGTGAATCAACAAATTTGGAAAGATATGGGACATCAAATGCATCACAATCAGATATAATTAAACAAAAAGTAAAAGACACGTTTCAAAAAAATTATGGCGTTGACAATATCTTTCAACACGAAGAAACAATGAATCGTGTATATGAAGAAAACATAAAAAAATATGGCACAAAGATACCAGTAAACGGACCGGAATTGAAACCCCAAACTTTTGAGAAGCTTAGAAAAGTAAGATACGAGTCTGTCATTGAGAGATTAAAAAAGAAAGACAATCACCTTCCATTGTTTACTTTGGATGATTATATTGACGCTTACAAAATACACAAATATAAATTTCAGTGCAAAAAATGTAACGACATATTTGAGGATCATTTAGACGGAAATGGACATCCTCGGTGTTTGAAGTGTGAACCTTATGTTGCTGGATTTAGTTTGTGTGAGAGGGAAATTGGTGAATATGTAAAAAGTTTAGTTGGTGTTGGTAATGTGGTTGAAAACGACAGAGGTATATTGGATGGATTGGAGTTGGATATTTATATACCGCACAAGAAGGTTGCTATAGAATATAACGGATTATTTTGGCACAGTGAAAGCAACGGTGGCAAATCAAGAAAATATCATTTGAATAAAACTGAGATATGCAATCAAAAAGGTATACGATTGATTCATATTTTTGAGGATGAGTGGGTGTACCGCAAACAAATTGTCAAGGACAAATTACGTCATATATTGTGTGAGAACAACGAAAAATCTATATACGCCAGAAAATGTACTATAACACCAATAAGTGATTGTGGAAAATTTTTGAACACCAATCATGTTCAGGGAAATTGCCCCGCGTCAATTAAATTTGGTGCGTATTATAATGATGAATTGGTTGCTGTTATGACATTTGGAAAAAGGCGAGTTGCGATGGGTAAAAAATCATCAATGGATGGTGAATATGAGTTATTGAGGTTTGCTACTAACAAAAGAATTGTGGGTATTGCAAGTAAATTATTTGGTGCATTTGTTAAGATATATAACCCAAAGAAAGTAGTGACTTATGCTGATAAAAGATACAGTGTTGGTAATTTATATGAAAAGATGAAATTTGAGAAGATTAAGGACACTGATCCCAACTATTGGTATTTCAGAGTGGGAGAAGACATCCGATTTCATAGATTTGGGTTTGCCAAGCATACTTTGGAAAAAAAGCTAGAACATTTTGACAAATCTTTAAGTGAATGGCAAAACATGAAAAACAATGGATATGATCGTATTTGGGATTGTGGTCATATTTTATATGAATATAACCATAATTGATATATACTTATAGATATGCAAGATCAAGAAAACACCAAGTTATTTGTACGAAGAATTTTTCAAAAGATTGTTGAATCTGAAGCGGATGATAATTCGGTAGAAAACAATCCAAAGGTGATATCGGCTGGAAAAAATGAAAAAGAAAAATTAGCTGTTGCAAAAAAAGCAGAAGTGATGTCTATTTTGGCTAAGATTGACGCGGTTCAAAAGCAACTTGCAGATAAACAAAGAACAAAATCTTCGGCGGATTCCATGAAGAAAAAAGATATTGAAATTGAAATTAAAGATCTTTTACGTAAACGCAATGAGTTGAATCTACAAAAAAAGGCAAGTGTAGCTGCTACTAGTCTTGCACAAACTGCGGCGTCTAATATTGGTAAAAAATAAAATAATCAAAAATTACACTTTTATTATATGTATTGGTGTATAATATATATATCAAAGTTATGGAAGAAAATTTTATAGTACCAATCACTCGTCAAACCCAACCTTCTGCTAAGAAGGAAACAACATATCCAACAGAACTCATTGATCTTCCCAGTGAAGGTCATTTTTATCCTGAAAATCATCCATTGAGTACAGGTCAGGTGGAGATGAAGATGATGTCGGCGCGCGAAGAAGATATATTAATGAATCAAAACCTCATTAAAAAGGGTATTGTTTTGGACAAGTTGTTGGAGAGTTTGATAATTGACAAGAACATCAAATTGGATGATGTATTGCTGTGTGATAAAAATGCATTATATGTAGCATCGCGTCGTTTGGCTTACGGTGACAATTATGGTCCACTTGATATAAAGTGTACTAAATGTAGTGAGAATAACTCGGTCAATGTGAATCTTGGAGAACTCAAGCCCAAAGAATTGGATACTTCAAAGTATGTACCACATCAAAACAGGTTTGAATTTACATTGCCGTATTGCAAGAAAGTTGTTACTTATAAGTTATTGACGCATCTAGATGATAAAGCGATAGACACAGAACTCAAGTCTTCGGCCAAGCTTTACAAAAATGGCGGGGCAAACGAGCTTACTACCAGATTAAAGTTTGTTATTACTTCAATAAATGGAAATGAAGACCGAGCAGAAATTCGTAATTTCATTGAAAACGAACTTACATCCAGAGATAGTTTGTCTTTACGAACAAACATAAAGGAAAACACTCCTGAATTTGACATGAATTTCAACTTTGTTTGTGAACATTGCAGTGCGGAGGAAAGGATGGGGGTGCCTCTTACGGTATCCTTTTTTTGGCCTAACGCCTGAGTACAAGTTACATTTACACGAACAGATATTTAGTTTGTGTTATTATAGTGAAGGAGCGTTTACGCAAGATATTGCGTATAATCTCCCTATATATTTGCGCAACTATTATCTTAATCTTTTGATAAAAACAAAAGAAAAAGAGCAACAACAGTTGGAAAAATCTTCTGGTGGATCGTCTAAATTAAAGTCAAAAAGATAATTGTCTGTATATTTATAATAACAAGACTATAATATATGGCTGACACAGTAAAACAATCCGATATTGATAAGATTTTAAAAGATAATACGGACGAATTGTCTAAATTGTTTAAAAGCATTCAAACGGATGCTTTTAACATTTTTAAAGATATTGCTACAAGTGCGGGCGGTTTAACCGCCGGATTCAAAAATGCTGGGGCTGAAATAATGAAGTTAAAAACTCCCGCTGAAAAATATTTAGGAATTCAAAAATTACAAGAAACTATTCAGAGTAAAATCAACGAACTTAAAAGTAAAACTGGTTATTTAGATGCTACGGCATTGGCATTTAAAGGTGAAGAAGTTAAACTTCAAAATGCAATAATTGATG